CCAAGGCGTGTTTGGGTCCACAAACGCCCCCCCGGGTGACAAAAAAAGTGCCATGGGCAGGTCAGGGGCGATGGCCCAAAACGCGTCTTCCAACCCTAACTCTCCAAAGTAAAGTCGTGACGTCACCAAGTGTCCTATCCAGAACATCCCTTCTAAAGGATAACATTGCTTTTCAAGCAGGGGTTATGGAGTATACTTTGCGTAATATTTCCAATGACATCTGGGAGTCGCTCGGGCCTGGTTACTCGGAGTCTGTGTACCACTCCGCCTTTGAGGTGGCTCTGAGAAACCAGGGCATCTACTACGAGACTGAGCGCATCATCCCCGTGTTTTATTCAGGACAGAACGTGGGCAACGTCCGGGCCGATCTCATCATTGACCGCAAGGTTGTGGTGGAGCTCAAGTCGGTAAGCAAGCTCAACGAGGTTTACCGAATTCAGACCCGAAATTACCTGACGCTCTTGGAGATCAAGACGGGATACCTGATCAATTTTCCAGACAAAAATGGACCCCTGGAATTTGAGGAGATTGTCCTCAACCCTCCACCTCCTATGCCTCTTGAGATGATTGATTGTTAATTAGTCTTTTACGAGTCCACCCATTACTATAGTAGTACATAAAAACTTTAATTCTTAATTATACCGTACGAATAAACTCCCATTTGAGCTCGTTACATATCTTCTCCCAAATTTGATCCTGTATGTAGAGCTTCTCACGGCTTTTGAGGAGCGGGAAGCACGGGAGATACTGATCCTCGGAGAGGATTTCGCACATCTTGTACAAGACAAATGAATATGATAAAAAGTTTTTGCGATTTATTGGTTTATGCTTCTCAAATGGTGCCTGAATAGCGTGAAACATTATACGTAATTTATCCTCAAGCTCTTGAGGCATCGTTGGAGGAGTGATACCGCTTACTATACTTGCTATATATGGTACATGTTCATAATACTTTGCGTAATTTAGCTTTTTCAAAAGGGTCTTGACTTTTTCATGAGTGATTTCGTTCAGGTCCTTCACTTTTTGCTTTCTGAATTCTGTTCTTAATTTAGCAATGACGTCTTCAGGGACGTGTGTAGACTCTTTGGCTTGGAACTGACTTATCCATTCATTGAAATGATTTTCACGTTTGTAAGAATATACTATGTGTTTTTCTATTTCCTGCTCCTCCTTGAATCCCACCTCTTCACTGAGTATGTACTCAACCGCCCCGCACTTCCTGCAAATCTCCTCAGATGCTGATTCGTCAAATATACGGCCGTACATGGTCCCGCATTTTGGACACGGCTTTTCATGCATCTCATTCTTACCCGCGTCAATAAAAGCCCCCTCAACCTCTTGAAGATATTTCTTATAAATATCTTTGCGTTGAACACCCTTGCGAGATCCCACCTCAATGTTCGCCACCTTTTTCGTCGCCCCCGAAATTGTGGAAACTTCTGCCGTGTATTCTTTAATAATAGGAACACACGAAAGAAGATACTCGGCTAACTCGTATTCAGTTGTGCACGCTTTTATTCGCTCGTCGTACCTGGCTTCCATATTTAATTACTATAGTTTAATCTCTTAACTAGAATCAATTTTTGGAGCCAAATAGAACTTGAGATCTCCTAAATTTGCAATCGTATATCTGAAGATGATTGGCATGTTCTCATTTTCAGAGTCTTGCATCAACTGTACACTGGAGCACATATTGGTAGCCTTTGTGAACAAGTTGATATACTTGAGACTGAAGGTGCTCCCGGTCCGTTTCACCGTCTCTGGGAATTCAATCACCGTCTTTTGATCGGCAAAGTCGCCATGACAGCTGAGCTCAAGCTTGTTACCGTCGCGTATGATGTCCATCTCGTTTGAAAGATTCCCCATGTCGCGCGTGATGCGCTGAAAGTCCACAGATGGCATGGTGGTGATGACATTCATGTTAATATCAGGGAACTCCAGGATATCTTCATTGATATCCAGGAGCTTGAGCTTGAAGTTGGTTGCAGACTTCTTCTCTGGATTTTCTATGTAAATTTCCATATAGTCACGACCCTCAATCCGAACAAAGAGAGTATCTTGACCGCTCACCGACTTGAGGAGCTTGTAAACGTTGGCCATGTTCAGCCCGGCGATAATATCATCTGGGCACTCATACTCTTCAAAGTTCTCGGACCCAAGTTCCATATGCACGAGAGTGACGCGGGCTGTATCAAGAGTCAGTATGTGAATGCCTTTTGCTGAAAAATAGACATTCACATCGTTGATGATATCTTTAAGAACCTCAAACACCGATTTAAGCGCCGATGCCTGTATTGTGCGAAAATGCATCTTACATCACACGCGCGTAGAATCTTTAAAGGTCTTCACTTCCTCTGCGCCTGATATGCGTCAGTCACACTCATACTGATTCGGGACTCTAGTTCAGGCGTCAGTATCGGCTGAAGGGACTCGCCATATTTGTCAAGGTCAAACATTCCAGGATTTTCAGTTCCATCTAAATTTGTACATAAACCGCCACCCATGTCCCAAGACTCAAAATCCGTTGGAACCATTGACACGAGCCAGGACTTGACCTCGGCCCCAACGCACATCTGTCCTTCGTTCGTCACCAGCGTCGGTACACGTGTAATCTTTTTAGAAGGCACACCAGCTGTCGTCACGTTGTGAAACCGGATAATCTCAATGAGAGCCGGCTGGGTTTTTATGAACGCTATAATTTCCTGTGAAAATTTGCACTTGTCTGAATAGACCAGTAGAGCCATCTACTGTAAGACTGTTTTTTTAGGGAGGACGGGCAACGCGGCTCTTTTTTGTTTGTTGATAGTAATGAAGGATATCGTCATACTGGTCCTCGTACTCGGCATAGCATTTTTGGTGTGGAACGGACGGACGACCGCGTCCTATGCAGCAGGCGACGTGGAACTCTCTGCACCAGTGCCACCAAACATCATACAGGCCATCATTGAAAAGGTGCAGTCCCTGAAACCCGACATGGCTCCTATTGATACCGTGTTTGTGAACATTCAGCCAGACGGCAGCTACCGCTCGCGCATCATGTTTTACAACACCAAGCAATTTTTTGGCATCCAGTACGACGTCAGCGCCAAGGTGGATGCGGATGGGTCGGTGAACATACTGAACATCGGGGACTCGGCCACTATTGACCCGTCTACAGGGTACCTGCCCGACAAGTACATGCCATGGACTGAAGTGGCGGCCAACCTGGCTTCACAGTTTAAGGGTGCTCTGAAGGGCTACAAAGACCAGCCCCCCCAGCCCAATCTCAAGAACGTCAACGCTGCTTATGAACAGAATATGATAATGACTCAGACGAACCTCCAGACTCGCGAGTAAACAAGTGCACTAAATTAGTGTATTAAATTAGATGGCTGTTTCGGCTAAACAAATTGCAGCTTCTGAAAAGAAGCGAGACTTTGCTAAAAAAGAGTATTATAAGGCTCTTCTTGAGCAATTTTGTAGAAAAATCAAGGTGGCTTCAGAGCTGGGACACAGAGACACGGTGGTGACGGTCCCTCCAGTGGTTATAGGGTATCCTATATATGATCTTCCGACGACGGTGGGATACATGTGTCGGCAGCTGATACGCCTAGGCTACACAATCAATCTCGTGGGGCCACTTGACATACGTGTTCAGTGGTCCAAGGCGGCCAGTTTAGATTCAGAGGTGGAAAAGGAGGTCCATCAACCAGACGTCTACCTCCCGAGTCTCGCCAACTTGAAAAAGACGGCTCAAAAACTGCGCGTAACTAAAACAGGAAAATGAATATCGCCAACTAGTAAATGGACATCCTCAACGAGTCTGAACGCCGATTCACCAAGAAACTCTGTGACGCCATGGTTCCTGTTATGATTGAGGCTTTTTGGGAAATTTGGCTAGAGGCCAAGAAGGAGTCCCAGGGGAAAAATACGACACGTGTGTTCCAGGAGCTCCTCCGGGGTGTCAAAACCTGGAACTCTTCAATTTCCCTCAAAAATACAGAGGCCATTATCAAAAACCAGGTTCTTTTCCCCAACTTGCTCGCAGCAGTGTTTGTTATTCACGTTAAAATTCTGAGTGCAATCAGGACTGATAAAAAGTCTAGAAAAATCAGTATCAAGCTCCCAGCCAATGACGTGTTTGTTCAGCGGTGCTACGAAGCCTGTGCAAAGGATCTCTACGAGAGTCCGAGTATCATCGTGGACAACAAGTCGGAGGAGGAGCGCAACAATGATTTGAACACCCGATTTAACAAGAGAATTTGTGTGGTCATAGAGGATCTCATCCCAACCGCTGAGATTCTCAATACGTATCTCCCCCTCCCAGCGATGGGTCAAGATTTAGACATGGAACACGATGACGATGATCCCGAGGCGGAAGAGGACATTCCAGACATAGAAGAAGAGGAGCCCATAGGCGAGGGCGTGGCTGACGGCCTCCCTCAGAATACGGGCAACATGGAGTTTGGCAAGACGCCAGGCGGCGTTGACAATGCCGTGACGGTGAATAATTCACTCACGCCTCCAGAAGTCCCGGGTGGCACGCCGGCTCCGAACGAGGAGGGCGAGTCCCTCTTTCCAGACGCGCCCACCAGAATTCAGAAACTGCCGCATTCCTAAAAGAATTAAACTCTAAGAAATTAATAGAATGGATCAGTACTTCCGTGAACCTATGAGCGCCGGTGTAATTGCAGCGGCGGCCGTGATGGCCTATATATTTATCAAAGCTAAAATGAACAACGAAGGCAAGTTGAAGAATTCAGATTACTTCAAGCCCGCCTTTCTTGTAGGCATCCTCGTGTATTTCATAGTGAGTCAGGGTCAGGGCGATTCTGGTCCGATAATGAAGGAACCATTTTAAATAAGGAATTAAAACATTTAAAAAATACATGACGACCATCAAAGCATTTGATGACATGATGGGTCAGTTCCTCGGAGAACTCACAGGCACGTTCCCCGACGAGCCCCCCAAGACTGGTGTGGACTGTCCGACTTTTATGAAGCAGATCGCCCCATGGATCCCACGCATGACGGCGCGTGATGAGGCGTTTTTCAGCGAGGATAACGAGTTTATTAAAAGCGTCAATCTGCACATCATTTGGAAGCGTGAGGATTGTACGGAAAATACGAAGCAGGCCATCTGGCAGTACCTCCAGTCCCTGTACATGATCGGCACGACTATGAGCATGTTTCCACCCGAGACGCTCAGCGCAATTGAGGCGGCTGCAGAGAATTGCGCCAAGAATATGAAGATGGGTCCAGATGGCCAACTTGACGAGAAGTCGCTGATGGCGGGTGTGAACAGTATGCTCAGTCAGATGATGAGCGGCGGCGGCGGCGCGAGCAACCCATTCGCCGCCCTCATGGGTGCCGTACCTCCTCCACACCAGCAGCGTGCCCAGCCCCGCCCAGGTTCTCGCAAGAAGAAATCTTCTAAGTAAATATAAGAATGGATCCAAAGGAAATTTTCAAGACGAGTGATATCCTAAAGTTTTGGCCCACCGCGACACAGTCCGCTGATGAGCGCGTCTCGGCCACCACCCGTTTTGTTCTTTATGCAATGTGCATTGTTTATATAATTAACCGTGATCCACGCATTTTCGCGCTCGGTGGCATCGCCCTTGCGATTTTGTACTACATGTGGACTTCCAACATGGTTAAAGACGGTAAACTGCGCAGCACGATTGGAGATGCGCGACTCTCTTCCGTTTTCCGCTCTAATGTGACGCTTCCATCAGTTGAGAATTCCATGGGCAACGTGCTGATGACCGACTACGTGGACAACCCAGATCGTCCCGCCGCCGCGTGGTACCCCAGCGTGCGCACACAGGTCCAGCAGGCTTGGAGCCAGATCCATCCTTTTGAGCGACAGCGCGACGCCGAGCGCAATTTCTACACGATGCCAGCGTCAACAATTCCAAATGATCAGACTGGATTTGCTCAAGCGGCGTACGGCAAACCATTCGCTCCCAAGTGCCACGACCAAGGTGGCGCGGCCTGCGACCCAGATCGTTTCTACTCCGCCTTCCCAGAGCGTGTCCAGATGCAGGGTGGAAACGGACGGTAAAAATAAATATGATATTAAAGTAATAATGCCAACTCTTGACGTGAGTCCATTAACCCTTGAGAAGGGTGTGTGGTTCGGTCCAGCACAGGTTGTTCTTGAGGACAAGACTCAGGTTGAGAGCAGCCTTCGCGTGGAGCCAACCACGGCGTGGAAGAAGGGCTGGTCCGAACAGACCTATGACTTCCCCAACAGCTACGTAACCCTTCCCCTCCGTGTGCTGGAGTGGAACCCAATCAGCACATTTGTTGATGATCAGAATAACCGCTTTGCTCAGCGCTATTTCAGCAAACCAGCAAAGACCTGGAATCGCTAAAAAAAGATGTACATTAATTAATAATGGACCCATTGGCGCTTGCCGCCGTTGTTGGTCTTGTGTTTGCCGGAAAGAAGTTGTCCGATAATGACTCGGCGCCCCCACCTGCAACCACGAAACCCCGTGCTCCTCTTACCCGCCGTCAGATTGATATGATGGTGGAACCGGCTAATCATTCAGCCGACTATTTTGATCTGAAAAACACCACACCCGATCTCGGTCGCCGCATCGGTGATTGGCGGCTCCGTTCCAAGGAGGCGGTTCCTAACCTCCAGGACATCACGCCGACGAATTCTCGGATGCCATACGGTCAGCCGGTTTATGATTTGTATAACCGTCAGTACATCACGAATAAGCAGAACAACATCGCACCACTTGAGCAGCCCATGAACGTCGGACCAGGTCTGGGCGTCGGACCAGATGTGCCCGCGGCAGGCGGTTTCCAGGACTACTTCCGTGCTCTACCAATCAACGTGAATGAAGAGAAGCTCACGACGCTCGAGGGTCGCACTGGTCCCCGTAACCCCTTCGTAAAGAGCGGTGGCGCCGCATATATCGGTGACATCACACACGAGGCTGCCCAGTCCAAGACGGCTTTCCGTAATCCAGGCGCCTATGGCGGCGGCGGCGCGCAGAGCGCTCTCGTGGCCCCAGAAGGCCGCCCCAACTTTCTCAAGACGAAGAAAATGACTATTCGCAGCGAGACGGGCTTGCGTACGGACACCCTGTCAGACGGCCCCCCACAGTACAACGTGTCTCAACCTTACGCGGCAGCCAAGGATTCTTACACGGACACGGCACTCACACGTTCCAGTGGTTACCGCGAGAAGCACGATCGGGGGGCAAACGGAGAGCGGATGAACGTTCGCTCAGATCCTGTGAACCAGGTGGGTTCAGGAACTCATTACCGCGCCGAGTCAAAGCCCGTTCAACCCGGCCCTATGGCTGTCACAGGCTCCAACCAGGGCCGTGGTGTTTTGCCTCCAGAATTTGACGATCCTCTCAACGAATTCAAGTCGCAGCCCAACCCGCGGGCCCAGAGCGACTTTTTGGACATCGCCATTCAACAACTGGAGAAAAATCCATTGGCATATTCGCTGGCGACG